AACGGCGGGCCTGTCGCTGTGTCAAACGTGACTGCGCAAGTGCTGCGCGAAATCCCGACCGAGAGGCTCGAGTCAATATTGGCAGCGTCGGACGATGCCGGAAAAAATTAATATAACAACCGCGGACGTGCGCGCCGAGCTGGAGCGTCGTAAATACAACAGGATGGATTATTTTCTGTCTGACGATGTGCGCGACGGTTATAAAAAGCATCTCGAATTTATCGAAGCTACTGAAAAATATAGAGAAATCTGCTTTATGGCAGGCAATCGCGTGGGCAAAAGCGAAACCGTCGCTTTTTGCGCGGCTGTTTGGCTGACCGGCAGATACCCTGACTGGTGGCAGGGAAAGCGCCTTAAGAAGCCGGTGAATATTCTTGTGGCTGGCGAGACTGCGCGACTTGTGCGCGATTCGATTCAAGGAAAGCTGCTTGGCCCTGCTTCCGACCGTGGCAGCGGCCTGATTCCGCGCGACTGCATCGACAGCACAACGGCAAAGTCAGGCGTTCCAGATGCGGTCGACACCGTGCAGGTAAAGCACGTCAATGGCGGCTTGAGCATCCTGCAATTCCAGAGTTACGATCAGGGGCGTGAAGCGTTTCAGGCTACAGCCCGCGATGTTGTTATCGAGGACGAGGAACCGCCGCTTTCCGTCCATAACGAGTGCCTGATCCGCACGATGACGACGCAAGGCATCGTTTTGCTGGCATTCACGCCTCTAAAAGGCATGTCGGAGACGGTTATAAGCTTCATCCGTAAAGACGAGCAGGGAATCAGTCGTGTTGTTCGCGCGGGCTGGGATGACGCGCCGCACCTGACTCAAGCTGACAAAGATGCGCTTATGTCCGCTCTACCGCCTTATCAGCGCGACGCCCGATCAAAGGGTATTCCGCAGCTAGGCAGTGGCGCTGTATACGCTGTGCCCGAGACTGATTTGCTGATCGATCCGTTTCAGATCCCGTCGCATTTCCGTCGCGCATACGGCATGGACGTCGGTTGGAACAACACGGCGGCTTGCTGGATTGCGCACGATGCTGAGGCCGATATTGTTTACATAACGAGCGATTATAAGCGCGGGCAGTGCGAGCCTTCGAGCCATGCCGACGCGATCAGGTCACGCAAGGTGGCAAAGGGCGTGATCGATCCGGCATCGCAGGGACGAGGGCAGGATGACGGTCGCAAGCTGATAGACCAGTACCGCACTCTTGGTCTTGATCTGACGATTGCAGACAACGCTGTTGAGGCCGGTATTTTTGAAGTTTACACCCGCATGACCACAGGGCGGCTCAAGATATTCCGCACGTGCCAAGCTCTGATCGAGGAGCTTCGGCTGTATCGCCGAGACGAAAAGGGCCGAATTGTGAAGGAAAATGATCATATTATGGACGCGATGAGATATGCCGTAAGGTCAAGTCTGTCTATCGCTGAGGCCGGAGAGGTAAAGGACGAGATTGACCCGTATAAACGTGCGCAGCGCGGATCATGGATGAGCGTTTGACAGACCTATTAACATTTGTTATATTTCCCTTGCCAGCTTCATGCGGCATATATCGGCGCTTTAGCAGCCTTTGCAATCATGCTTCCGTGTGGATGCCGTGGCCGATATAGAATTCCCAGAAGATTACGACAAGTCGGTCGTTTTAGAGCGCGCGAGAAAGAACGCTGCGCACGCTAATGACATGTGGCGCGAGATTTACAACAAGGCAAAGGAAGATTTGCGCTTTCTGAGCGATGACCCGTCTGCTCAATGGGATGCTCAGGATTACGAATCGCGCACAAGTCGCAAAAAACCAGTCTTGACCGTTGACCAGCTGATGCAGTTTGTCAATCAGGTGTCGAATAATATTCGAATGAACACGCCGAGTATCAACGTAATCCCTAACGATCAAGACGCTGATGAGACTATTGCGCAGATATTCAAGGGCCGGATTAAGGATATCGAGCATCAGAGCAAGGCAGACGATGCCTACGACACGGCTGTAAACTCGGCGATTAAATGCTCGATTGGCTTTATCCGCATTGACCACCGCTACAAGGACGACGCGAGTTTTGAGCAGGAAATCGTTATCAATCGCGTGGTTAATCCGTTTTCTATTCTCATCGACCCGAACAGCATCGAGCCAGATGGATCGGATGCAGAATGGGCGATTGTCATCGACGAAATGACAGAATCAGATTTCGAGCGCCAGTATCCTGAGGAACAACCAGTCTCGTTCGACTTGGATTTAGGACGTAGCTCAAATGGAAATAAGAACGAATCAGTAATTAATGTTGTCGAATACTTCGAAATAGAGCGCGAATACAAGACTGTTGGCATGACCGAGAATGGAGACATCGAGGAAATGCAGGAAAACAAGCCTTATATGCGCACGCGCAAGTTGGAAAAGCGGATCGTGCATCGCTATAAGATGAGCGGCGAAAAAATTCTGGAATCGACGACATTCCCCGGAAAATACATCCCTATTATTCCTGTCTATGGCGAAGAGGCTTGGGAAGCAGGTCAACGCAAGATCAACAGCCTGATCCGCCGTAGCAAAGACGCTCAGCGCATGTTTAATTACTGGAAAACGATGGAAGCGGAGTTGCTTATTCGCGCTCCGAAGGCAACGGCGATTGCGCCTGTTGGGACGACTGAGGACTTTGCGGAAGACTGGTTGAATCCTGAAAAAGCAGCGGTTTTACGTTATACGCCTAAAACTGCGCCTAATGGTAGCTTCTATCCTGCACCCCAGCTCACACCGCCGCCTCAGGTTCCTGTTGGCATTTCTCAGGCAAGCTTGCAGGCGCAGCAGGATATCAAGACGACGCTCGGTCTATACAACGCTTACATGGGCGACCGCAGCAATGAGCAGTCTGGCGTTGCGATTAATGCCCGTAAGATTCAGGGCGAGGCAGCTGTTTATCATTTTGGAGATAATTTGGTGCGCTCTATAGCGCAGTGTGGCCGTGTGCTGGTTAGCATGATTCCGATCATCGACAGCGAGCCCAAGCTTGTGCGCGTTATCGGCGAAGAAGGCGAGACTGAGCTTGTCGGCATTAATGGCGCACTGGCTCAGGGCCAAGAGCAGACATATGACCTTTCGCGTGGTCAATATTCTATTCGCGTCACGACTGGCGGCAGCACTCCGACAATGCGCCAGGAAGCTGCTTTGCTATTCAAGGACATCGTGACATCGCAGCCTGAGATGATGGCTGTTGTTGGTGATCTGATGTTCAAGTATCAGGACTTCCCCGGCGCTCAGGCTGTCAGTGAGCGGCTTAAGGCTATTCTGCGGCCTGAGATTAAAGCGGCGACTGAGGGCGATAATCCTGAGATGGCGCAGGTTCAGGCTGAGAATCAGCAGCTACAGCAAGCTATACAGCAGCTACAGGCTGAAATGCAAAGCAAGCAGACTGAATTGCAGATGAAGCAGCAGGAAATCAATCTGAAAGCGCACGGTGAGCAAGCAGACAATCAGCTTGAGATTGCACGCTTGCAGCTCGATGAAGCGCGTTTGTCTGGCGAGTTGAGAATCAAGGAACAAGAAATTGCACTGAAGGCGAAAGAGCTTGAGCTGAAAGAAGCCGAGCTAATTGCCAATCAGGCAAACAGGATGGCGGGTGTTGTTGCCCAGCCAGTAACAGGCCAGCAAGGCCAAGTAACTGTTGAGGTTGAAAATGACTGATATTTCTGTTTCGGCTGATGTTTCTGGTGGTCAGGTTGCTCTTGAAGCACCTGCGCTTGAATCTGATGTTGTTCAGACGGAAGCTGGAGCTGAAGATAATCAGTCCGGCGAAGATGGCGAAGAAGGCAATACTGAGGAAACGCCGTTTCCGAAGAAAGCCGTGAACGCACTTAATCGAGCCAAGCGTGAAAAACGCCAGCTCAGGGCACAAGTCAGAGAACTTGAGGCCAAACTATCGGAGCTGAAGGCATTTAAGCCTGATGCATCCACTGCACCTGACCCGAACAAGTTTGAAACTTACACGGACTTCAACGAAGCCAACGTAAAGCATCAAATTCGTGCGGCGATGGAGGAAGCTCAGAATAAGGGCAAACTCGAAGCACTGGAAAGCCAGCGCGCGTTAATTCAGGAAAAGCGCAATCAGGAATTGAATATGGTGGCCGTGGAAACTGCAAAGCAGGTTCCTGATCTGGCCCCAGTCATTTCTCAATATGCGCCGGTTCTTGAAAGCTTGGGCAGCGAATTGACGGATGTGATCTATGAAATGGATAACGCCCCGCTTGCCATTTATACGCTGGCAAAAGAAGGCATCCTTGAGGACGTTTTAAGCGCTCCTACTCCGATTGCTACAGTGCATCTAATGAATGCTCAAGCACGAGGAGAGCAGACGCTTTCTCGTCGTGCTGCAAAACCAAACGTAACAGCTGCTCCTGAGCCTATTCGCGCTGCGAAAGGGACGGGAGTTAACACAAAACCGCTCCACGCACTCTCTGGTGATGACATCATGAAGTGGCTGAAGAGCTAACCAAAAGGAAAATAAAACATGGGTAATTCAGTATTAACCGTAAAGCAGGCCCAGACGATCATCGCCAAAGGTGCTGCGAAAATGTTCAAGGACAAGTGCCAGTTCTTGAACACCGTTGACGTAGAGCCGGATGCTACCTTTAAGGGTGCAAATGGCTATATGGCTGGCGATACGATCACGATCAACAAGCCCGCCCGTTTCACGATGAACAACACTGCTGATATTACATCGGCAATTCAGGACATTGTTGAAGAGAAGGTCACTCTGCCACTGTCTCGTCAGCGCAACGTTCCGATTGCAATGACTTCGGCTGAGATTGCTACCGATCTCGCGCTGAAGGACTGGATGAATCGTGTTCTTGATCCGGCGATCACCACTCTTGCAAACGGCATTGAAGCCGAGTGCTTGAGCGATGCAAAGAACGCTGTGGGCAACTCTGTCGGTACACCTGGCTCGAGCCTGTTCGACACTGACATGATGCTGTCGGCTGGCGAACTGCTTGACAAGAATCTGGCTCCGCTGGATGACAAGCGTTTTGCACTGCTGGATAGCTCTGCTGCTCGCAAGGCTGTCAATGCACGTAAAGGCCTGTTCCAGTCGTCTGCTGAGATTGAAAAGCAATATAAGTCTGGTGCTATGGGTATGGCTGACGGGTTCACGTTCCTTAAGAACAACCTTCTGCCGACGCATACCAACGGCAATGACGTGACCGGAGTTAGTGTTCGCACGACTGTAAGCTTGCAGGGCGCGACCACTATCAGCGTTCAGGGCCTGACCACCACAACCGGCACAGTGACCAAGGGTTCTACCTTTACGGTTGCTGGCGTTTATGCGGTTCATCCGGTCACTAAGGTTGCATATGACTACCTGCAACAGTTTGTTGTGACTGCTGATGCGACTGCGGACGGTTCTGGTTACGCTGATCTGTCTGTCTATCCGGCGATGTATACCACTGGCGGGCGTCAGAATATCAGCGCTTTCCCGAATAGCTCGGGCGGCACTGTGACGTTCTTCGGTTCTGCATCGACTGGCTACAGCAACAGCTTGGCCTATCAGAAGTCTGCTTTCCGCTTGGTCTCTGCTCCGCTGGTTCTGCCTGACGGTGTCCATATGGCCTCGCAGGAGCGTCAGGACGGCATCAGCATTCGCGTTATTCAGGACTATGTCCCGTTGACCGATAAGATGATTATGCGCGTTGATGTGTTGTACGGCTTCACGGCTGTTCGTCCTGAATGGGCAACTCGTCTGTGGAAGTAATGAAAAAGGCGGGGGTATAAAAGCCCCCGCTAATTCCAACTAAAGGAGATTTATACATGGCACAGACAATCGTAACGCAGGAAGGCGCTTTTGATCTTGGCGCAAAGACTGCAATCAACAACAACTTCAGCCAGCTTTTTTCTGAGCGTCTGGATCTTACGCCGCGAACTGCAAGCGTAACCCTTACCTCGGAAGATAGTGGTGTGGTTAATGCACTGAATGTTGCAACCGGCATGACCGTTACGCTTCCGGCTGCGACTGGTAGCGGTAACACGTATATGTTTGCGGTTACGACTACTGTCACATCGAATAGCTATATCATCAAGGTTGCAAGCTCGAGCGACATCTTTGGTGGAACGGCTACTATGGGTTCTGCTGGTGGTACTTCGGCTTCTGTAGGTACTGCTGCTGATAGTGATACCATCACCATGAACGGCACGACAACGGCTGGCCGCGCTGGCACTTGGATTGAAATCCGTGATATTGCATCCGGTTTGTTCAATGTCGCTATGCACGGCGTTGCATCCGGCGTTGCTTCAACTCCGTTCTCTGCGACTGTTTAAGGGGTAAAAAAATGGCTGATGAAGTTGTAAAGTTTGTTCGTGGAAACGAAGTCAAATTCACGTTTGAGCGTTTCCAGAGCCAGCTTGAGGGTATTGGCTGGGAGCGAGCAGACAAGCCTAAGCCTGTAGTTATTGAGCATGAGGTGAAGGAAGAGCCAAAGGTAACAAAGGCTGATCTTGTTGCGAAAGCTCGTGAGCTTGGCCTTGATGTTGATGGCCGCATGTCTGAAGCTCGGATTCGTGATCTTATTGCTGAAGCTGAAGCAGAAGCAGAGTAATAAAAAAGAGGTTCATCATGACGACGGCGCGAAAAATAATCCGCAGGGCAATGCAGAAAGCAGGAATCCTGACAAAAACGGAAGTTCCGTCGTCTGATGAAGCTCAAGACGGGCTTGAGAGCCTTAATCAGATTTTATCTATAAATTCCAATGACAACCTGATGATTTACACACGTCAGGAGAAGATTTTCCCGCTTGTTGGCGGTAAGGCAAGCTACACAATTGGCATTGGCGGAGATTTCAACACAGTCAGGCCGATGAAGATCGCTTCTGCATATGTCCGCATCGGCAATATCGACTATCCGCTTTATCCGTACCGCGATACGTCATATGACGAAAACACAGCGCTGAAGAGCCTGATGGCATTACCGAGCCAGCGCTATGTTTATGACAACGGTTATCCGCTTGGAACGATTACGCTTTACCCAGTACCGACAAGTAACTGGAATATTCATCTGAGAACTGAGGATGAGCTTGGTCAGTTCACGCTTGACCAAGACGTTGATCTTCCGCCCGGCTGGGTTCATTTCCTGACCTATGAGTTGGCGACAATTCTTCAGCCTGAATACGGTCAACCGATTAATCAGGACTTGAAGCTGATTGCCAATCAAGCACGCGCTACATTGGAGATGGCTGTCGCAAAGAACAGGACGATGGACGCGCAGCCGATTGGATCAGAGCAGTTTAACATTTACACAGGTCAGGGCTATTGATGGCTAAAATTGGACTTGTAGGGCCTTCGTATCAAATGCGGTCTTTGCCACTGGATGCGCAAAGAACCATAAACCTGTTTCCTGTTCTCGATGAAATGGGCAAAGAGACAGCGGCGTTGTATGGAACTCCGGGCCTGACATTGTTTGATAATCTGGGAAATGGGCCGGGCCGGAAGTGTTTTAGCTCAAGCACTGGCCGCGCGTTTATTGTTAGCGGTTCTGGAGTGTTTGAGGTTTTTGAGGACGGAACGCATGTTTTGCGCGGTAATGTTGACCAATCTTCCGGAAATCTCAGTATTGCTGAGAATGATCTACAGCTTGCGATTTGCGACGGAACAAGCATTTTTATCCTGACATACGATAATAACTTATACCAGAAAGTCACTGGCACTGGCTTACCGGCAAGCGTTGGCTATGTCGATAGCATTGACGGATATTTCATTGCCACTGAGAACAATTCAGGGCGGTTTTATATCTCTGGCATTCTTGACGGATTAAGCTGGGATGCGCTTGATTTTGCAACGGCAGAAAGCAATCCAGATAACCTTGTAGAGATTGCTAACGTAACCGGCCAACTTTATCTATTCGGCAAGCGCAGCTTCGAGGTATGGTCAAACACTGGCGCAGAGGCTTTTCCGTTTAGTCGCATTAATGGAGCGATTGGCACAAATGGATGTATGGCCGCGCATACGGTATGCGTTAATGATGGAATGGTGCTGTGGGTAAGTGAAGATAAATACGGCAACGGAAACGTTATGCTGATGCGTGGATATAGCCCGCAGCGCATTTCAACCGAGCCGATTGAGCTTATTCTAAACCATGTCCCATACCCGTCTCTGATGCGTGCATATATGTATCAGAGCGAAGGGCATACGTTCTACATTATAACCGGTGGAGGTCTTGAGACTTCGCTTGTTTATGATCTAACTACTAAGCTATGGCATGAGCGTGCTTTCACTAATGAATCCGGCGAGTTCGAGCAGCATCTTGCCGCTGATCTGATGTACGCATTCAACAAGCATATCTGCTGTGATCGTCGTAATGGTAATATTTATGTGCTAGATATGGATTATTTGGACGATGCCGGAAGCGCTATTGTGCGCGAGAGAATTTACACACATCTTAGTGACGAGAATAAATATGTACGCTATAGTAAGCTTGAAATCGGTGTTGAGGCTGGCGTTGGCGTTCAGGATGAAAATGCACAAGGCTACAATCCGCTGATTTCCTTGAAGCTATCGAAAGACGGCGCTCGTACTTGGTCTGACTGGTTTAATGTCGAAATCGGCAAAGCTGGTGAGTTCCGTAAACGCGCAATCTTCAGACGTCTTGGGATAGCTTACCAAATGACTTTCCGCATTCGCATAAGCGACCCTGTCAAGATAGCACTCACGGGGAGTTATCTTGAGTAATCGCACGCAACCTCCAATTCAGCATCCGGTGACTGACGAAGGCAACAGAGCAACAATGCCTTGGGCGTTGTTTTTCAATTTCCTTTTTTCTGGTGATATAGGCACAAGCTGGACGCCAATATTCGAAAATCTGGCCGTTACTGGAACACCGGTTTATGAAGGAAGATATATTCTCCTGACATCCAATCTGGCGTTTTTCCGCATAAATGTAAACCCGAATGGCGGTAACTCGACGTCTACAGCTGGAAGCACAGCTATCAACAATTTCCCATTACCGTTTTCACAGAACGGAATCTGTTTTGCTGTTTCTGGCTATACGGGCAGCAATGCAGGAATGGTTGACGCTGCAACGCGCAAGATTTTTGTCCCAAGCTGGACATCTGTTTCTGTAGGTTTAACCATAATCGGATTAGTTGAGGTGCAATAATGGCAGATGTAGCAACACCAACATCATACGCTGGCCAGCTCTCTCCTAGCGCAACAGGTTATCTAGGCAAGAAATGGGGCCTTTGGTCTGGCACAGATGTAGATGAAGGGCAGAAGGGTATTGCTGACACATTAGGCGATATTAACCGGATTATTGGCTATAAGGGCGGAACGCAGATTAGCGATATAGGCCAACTTGACAATGCTCTTGCTCCACTGATTGCCAAGAGGAATAAAAGCGGACTGAGCGGCGCTCTGGGCGGTATTCTGAAGGTAGCTGCTCCAATTGCGTTATCATTGCTTATGCCCGGACTAGGGACTGCAATCGGAGCAGGTCTTGGTGCTGGAACTGGTGCGCTTGGCTCTGCTTTAGGTGGCGCTATTGTAGGAGCTGGGACATCTGGCCTGACTAGCGCATTGACAGGCGGAAAAGTTCTTAAGGATACGCTTACAGGTGGCGTAACTGGCGGAATTGGCGGTGGTATACAGGGCGCAACGGCTGGTAAGGTTCTGGCAACGTCTGGACCGCTTCAAGGGCAGATGGTGACTCCGGGCGTGTCAAGTGCTGTTGCTCAATCCGGGCCGCTTGCAGGTCAGGCTATCACGCCAAGCATAGGCAGCGGAATTGGGACTAGCATCGGAAGCTACAGCCCTGACATTCTGCAAAAAGCTGTAAACTTCGGCGCTAACATAAACGACAAAATCGGAAATATTGGCAATCAGGTTGCAAGCGCAGTTGGATTACCAACGTCTGCGGCTCAAACTACTGGAGGTATAACAATGAATAACCCGTTAACGAGCGCCCTCATGGGCTTTATGGAATATAAGACCCAGAATGATATTGCCGAGAAGCTTAAGAAATCTCAGCTAGCGGCATTGCAGCAAATTACGCCGTACACTCAGACTGGAGCTTCGGCTAATCAGCAACTTGCACAGGCTCTAGCGGCTGGGTTCAATCCGGGGGATTTGTCTGAAGATGCTGGCTATCAATTCCGGCTTGGGCAGGGGCAGAAAGCCCTTGGTCAGAGCCTTGCAGCTCGTGGCATGGGTCAATCTGGGGCCGCATTGAAAGCTGCGCAGGAGTACGGCCAGAATTTGGCAAATCAGGAATACAATGATGCCTATAATCGCTGGTTGTCACAAAATTCTCAGCTTAACAGCGTGGCAAATCGCGGCTATACTGCTGCAAGTGAAGCTGGCGATATCATGAGTAATATCGGAGCGGTTGGAGCGCAGGGCATTGCCGGACGCAACAACGCTGTATCAAGCACACTGGTAAGCCTTCTAAGCGGTCGTGGGATTATCGGGTTCGACAATATGGGTAATCCGATTTACGGCTAAGGAGTTAGATTATGGCAAAATCAGTTGACTTGAGCGCGTTTGATAAGGTGCGCAGCCTTGCAGATTATGACAAGGCAGCCATTGAAGAAGCTCGTCAGCGGTTTATGCAGGCTCAGGCTTTGCAGATGCAGCAAAAAGCAGCTGACCGTCAGCAACAAATGTTTGACCTTGAGCGACAGAAATTTGAAGCCGAGAAAGCTCAGCCTGACCAAATGTTTGGGGGAAACAGCTTCCAAGCACAATTAGGCAATCAGATGAAGCGCATGGGATATTCTGATGACCAGATTATTCAGGCGCTTACAATGAAGGGGATACCTCTACAAGATGGAGGTTATGCTACTTATTCACCGTCTAGTATTGTTGGCTCCCCAAGAGGGACTCCAGAAGCACCTCCTGAGCCGTTAAGCACGCCCAGAAATCCGTCTGCGCGTTCGCCTGTTCCTGCTGGTGATATGGGCGCTACTAATGAAAGATTGCCGTTGCCAACACCTGATGATCTTCGTAATCAGGTAGACGATCTCCTTTCAGGACGTGGTGGAACTCATATACTTGTTCAGCCCGGAATGAAGCAAACAGAAATTGCTGATCGTATGGCTGGAATAGCTAAAACCGAATCTCAGGGGCAAAATGCGCTTGATGTAATCAATGCATTGATTGATGAGCAAGGAAATTTAAGGCCAGAGGCGCAATCTTCTGTTGGCGGGCCGAGCGGTATTCAAGGAAGGATAGCTTCGGCATATCCAATTACACAAGATCAGCGCCGCACACAGCCTTTTATTGATCAGTTAAAGGGTCAGGCATTTTTACAAGCTTTTGATCAGCTAAAAGGTGGCGGTCAGATTACCGAGATTGAAGGTCGCAAAGCAACTGAGGCAATTACTAGACTGCAACAGTATCAGAGTGAAGAAGATTTTGCCAAGGCATTGTCTGACTTGCGAGATATTGTTAATAAAGGCATGGAACGGGCAAGGCAGCAAGGCGCATATATAAATCCTGCTATGCCTATGGCCTCACAGCCGCAGAATGTTCAGCAATCTCCAGCACAGCAGCATAGTGGCGGAGTAGTTAGATGGGAGGACCTTCCATAATGGACGTTCAGCTTCCAGACGGACGGATTTTGACCGGAGTACCTGAAGGTACTACACGCGCTCAGATTGAGGCTAAGATAGGTCGTGTCGAACAGACATCACAGCATGGCGTAAATGAACCTAGGTTCTCTGGCGCACAAGGAGACGTTTTTAGCGCCATGCAGGGCGCTACGTTCAATCTTGGTGATGAGATTGCAGCGGGTGCGACTGCTCTAGGTTCTAAGGTAGGATTACTCGATAAGGGAATTACGTACGACATGGCGCTAGATACCATTCGCCAGATGCAGGGTAACTTCCAGCAAGAACACGGAGGCAGGGCTTTAGTTTCAACTATTGCTGGAGCTATACCAACGGCTATTGCTACGGCTCCTGCGGCACTGGCGGCGATGCCTGCAAGACTTGCTCAAGGTGCTACGATAGGAGCTAGATTAGGACAAGGCGCTGTTATGGGCGCAGAGTATGGCGCAGCGGCTGGATTCGGGCAGGGCGAGGGAGGGGCGGCTAACAGACTGTCATCCGCTGGTACTGGGGCGACTGTAGGAGCTGCAACTGGTATTGCTGGTCAGGGTGTAGCCGAGGTCGCTAAACCTCTTGCACGCTATGGCCTAGAGGGATTACGCCAGACGCGGGAAGCTCTTGGATATGGGTCTCCTTCTAATATGGCAAACCGTGCCATTATAAGCGCAGCTAACCGTGCAGGTATAACTCCTGATGAAATGCTTGCGCGGATGCAGCAGAGCCAAGTTCCTTTGTCTATGGCTGATGTTGGAGGCGTTCCCATGCAGCGGCTTGCGAGGGCTGTTGTTACTCAGGAAGGCAAGGGTTCAGAGCGTGCTGTATCTGCGCTAACAGAGCGTCAAGCTGGTCGCGGTGACAGGCTTGTTAATGCGTTCCGTCAATACGTCTCACCAATGGATGATGCGACGCAAACAATTGACGATATAATTAAGGCTCGCGCTGCTCAAGGTGCGCCTGATTATCAGGCGGCTATGGAAATGGCCCCTGTAACAAACGAAAATCTTCAGCGCATGGTTAAAGACCCACTTATACAGCGTGGGCTGGCTCGCGGTCGAGAAATTATGCGCATAGAGGCCAATGCTAGGGGTACTCCATTTGACCCTAATGACTACGTTCTAGGCCAGCGAGTAGCGGGGAGAACATCTCCAAGCTATTCTGAGAGAATGTCAGGGTATAAGCCTCAGGATATTATTGAGCGGACAGTGGAATCCTTTCCTAACATGCGGGCGCTGCAAGCTGCTAAAATTGGCCTTGATGACATTCTTGAAGGATACAGAGACCCCGTAACGCAGCGGCTTAACCTAGACCAGCGCGGACGTGCAATAAACGAATTACGCCGAAGCTTCCTGAATGAGCTTGAAAAAGTAAATCCAGCTTATGCCGAAGCAAACCGTAATTGGGGAGCTGCAACTGATTTAAAGAACGCCGTTGACCGTGGTCGCTCTTTCTTACGCGGTGACATTGACCTAAACGAGCGAGCTATTGCTTCTTTAACTCCGGCTGAAAAAGCCATGTTCCGAGTTGGTGCGGCAAGAGAGTTGCGCCGCCAAGTGGAAACAACGCGCGGAACAAACGACGCGCTACGTAAATTCTTTGGAACAACCGAACAGACGCGCAGACTTCGCGCATTGTTTGACAGCAACGAAGACTTTATGAACTTTCAGAAAGTGCTACTTGATGAGCAGCTTGCCCAAAGAACAGAAGGAACAATGCTTGGCGGAAGTCAAACGGCAAACAAACAGCAAGAACTCGGAATGCTTGCAGGGGCGTACCAAGCACCAACGTCAGCTAGTAATTTTACGGCAAATATTTTGCGCGGATTAGGAAATATGGCAGTTGGTGGTTCGAGAACTCGCCGCGCTGATGAGCTTGCTCCGTTGCTATACGGAACTAATCCGGCAGAGGTAGCAGACAGGCTTTTGCAAATTCAAGCCATGAACATGAGACAGATTGGCCTGAATAGATCAGTTGGAAATGCTGGCTCGAGTGCCAGAAACATGCTTGCTCAAGTTCTCGCTGGTCAGTCAGTCAGTCAGTGATTAGTTGGAATTGCAATAGGGTCTAATTAGTGGTAATTTACCGTGAAAGGTTTTGACATCGAATGGCAGTCTTACTCGTACCCCCTTACTTGCAGTTTTTCGATGCTGATGGAAATCCGCTTGCTGGTGGAAAGATTTACAGCTATTCAGCTGGGACAACAACGAAAAAGGCAACGTACACCGACGAAAC